CTAATCGTCCCAATCGGGAAGGTCGACGGTCTGGCCGGCGAGTGCGTGCCAGCAGTCGGAGAGGAACCGTATCCGGCCGTCGGTGACGAAGGAATGGCAGCGGGACTTCGGATCGAATCCGTTGCACAGAAGCGAAGGGGTGAAAGTCGGTTTTTCGAAGCTGCCGTTCCAGCTCCAACGCGGAACCTCGAAAGGATGCCCGTAGCCGCAGCCTGGACAGTGGAAGACGTAGTTCCGGCCTCCTGTCGGCCCGGGACCCATTTCCGTGATCTTCGCAGCGCACATTACTTTCTAGCCTGGACTAGATTTCGGTTACGGTCGCCCACCTGGTCCACCCGCACAAAACTAGGAATAGTGCGGCCGCCTGGCGGCCGCGGCGATCGCGGAGCTGGCCGCTTCGTCGCTCACCTTCAGGTACTCGCCCGTCGAGCTGATCGAGCGATGGCCGAGGTACTGCCTGACGTTCTCTATTCCTGCCTCCCTGATCGATTGCATGGCGATGGAGTGCTTCAGCACGTGGGGATGGCAAAGATGCTGCGGCAGGCCCGCTGCGCGCCCGTAGCGCCGCATTAGGCGGTAGAAGTGGAATCTGGAGACGGGAAAGAGCTTCTTTCCCCGTCCGTCGCCGCCATTCTCGGTTTTGTGGCTTATAAGCCACGTTTCGATGGCTGCGCGTTCGTTGAGCAGCTCGTTCTCGTCCTCGACGAGCGGCTGCGTGGTGCGCATCGAGCCTTTGAGGCGCTGCACCGTGAGGAAGCCGTCCGCGAAATGTTCCGGCGTCAGATTGATGGCTTCGCTAGCGCGCAGGCCGTGCCAGAATGCCACCAGCAGCAGCACCCAATCGCGTTCACGCGCAGCTTTGGCTTCGCGAAGCACGGCGACGAGCTGCTCGCGGCTGAGATGCTCCATGCAGAAAACAAGGGGAGGCGCGGGATAATTCCTATTCGGCGGGTAGAAGGAACTGAGTAACGGTCACCGTCTCGCCGTCGCGAACGAATTGGTAGTACTTCTTTGGATCGGGAGCTGCGAAAGTGCGGAAGATCTCTGCGGAATATCTCACGCCGTCGATCTCGATAACGCGCAGTCCATCTGTCGAAACGTGCAGAACGTCTCTCGAAAGTCGGGCTGTGTCACTCAGATCGGTCATGGTGAAGACGGCGGAGCCGCCTCTGCGCTCCGCGCCGGCGGCCCCTAGCCTTGTTGCTCGGTAGCCTACCATGCGGGAATATTACCCGATTTCTTCGCAGTTCCAGCGAAATGGGCCCGGCGGAGTTCCCTTTCGCAACACCCCAGACCGCCGGTCGAAACTGTGCGCCAGTTCTCCTGCCTGCGGCGCCGGGCCTGGCGTTGAGCGTAACACGTTACCCGAACGGCAACTCTAGCTGCAGGGGCCTAACGACGGCGCGAGGCTTGCGCATGAAGGGGCCGAGAGCGCGACGCTTTTCAGCGAGCCGCCGGCAGTGAGCTTCCCAATCGGCGCCGCTCGGGATCTCCGCGCGCGGCACGGCGCCCCGCGGAACTTTCTGCGATCGCTGGCTCGGCCTCGACATCGCATTTTTAAGATTTTATATAACTTTGAAATTCCCAGGTTTCATTTGCAGTGTCCCGAACCGCAGGCGGCCGCTACGCCGATCGCTGCGCCGATGAAAAACCATTTCGCGCCGCGTTTCGCGCGAGACCAGAATGTGCCGCCCTTCAGCTCCATCTTGTAAGCGTCGCGCTCCTGCTCCGCGGCCGCGAGCTGCTGTCCGGCCAGCTTTGCCTGGGCCTGGCACGAGGTTAGGTCCTGCTGCGCGCCAGGGAGCGCCAGGACGTCTTTCTGGCACGTGGCAATCTGATCGCGCAGCGCGTCGAGATCCGCCTGGGGCACCGTGAATTCCGCCGCCGGGTTTGGATTCTCGGGCGTTGCCGCCGGGATCGCGGATTGGATGGGCTGCGGCAGCCCGGGAATCTGTTCCGGGATCCACTTCACGATTTGCTGCGGGGTCTTCTGCGCGGCTGCGGCTGCGGCCACCTTGGCCATCGCGGCGGCATTGTTTGCGTCGCGTTCTTTGTCCGCGTCCACGAGCTGCTTGATCTGCGCGGCCGCCTGATCGGAAGATTTCTCGGCCGCGGCGATCGAGGCCTGCGCGCGCAGCTTATCGTCATGCTCCTGGAGCCAGGTCCGGAACCCGAACCCGGCTCCCGCCAGGGCCAGGAGCACCGCTGCAATTTCAAGCTTCGCTCGAAGCGTCATTGCTGTCACCGCCGTCACAGTTGTCATCGGCGCACCGAATCCAGCAGCAAGCATCCGCTGGCGATGCCGACGGTGACGATCAGCAGATAGAGCAGCCAGTGCCGCGCGATCCATTCGCAGATCTGCGCAAAGATGCCGGGCTCCGCTGGCGGCCGATAATTCGCGATCGGCGGCTTCGGCCGCTCGCGCGCCAGGTCTTCGTATTCCCGCCAGGTTCTATCCATTTTCTTTTCCTTTTCCGCGCCTTCCGTCACTGCTCTCTCATCAAGTCCGCCAGGCGCTGGCGGTCTTCGCGATCCTCGAGCTGCACCATTTCGGCGAGCATGTGATTCCAGCGATCGCGGCGCATCACGCGGCCGATTCCGTTCACGTCTTTGCGCAACTGAAGGATCACGGCATAGGTGATGCCGGCGTAAAAGATTGCTCCAACGAGCCAGGAGATAAATTGCCAGGTGAGCTGAGGCACGGCTTATTTTTTCGGTTCGTCTTTCAGCAGCGTGAAGGCGGAAACTTTTCCGAAGCGTCGCCGGCGCGGACGCTGGGAAGGCAGCACCGGCGGCCTGGTATTCGTGTGGATCTCATTCCACAGCACGATGGCCACTTCGAGCCACGCGCGCCTGGTCGGCTCGTCAAGCTGATCGTAATGCCGAATGCGGAGCTGCTCTTCCGGCTCGGTCCATTCGCGGTAGGTTCGATAGGCCGCCCGGGCAAGGTATTCCGCTTCGGAGCTTTCCGGATTTGCCACTTTGCCCCGGAGCCTAGTCTAACTTCCAATCTGCGTGAAATTGTTCGCGCCGTCGCAATAGACCCACTTCGCGCCGGCGGCGATCGAGACGGTGGCGCTCGAGCTCGCCGTCTTCACGATAATGTTGTGGCTGCCCGTGGTTTTATTGTTCACGCCGTAAAGCTTTTTCGAATTGGGCAGGATCAGATGGCGGTCCGCAGTGAGTGCTCCGGTGCATTCGATCACCGCGTGCGTCAGAGCATTCGCGCTCGAGGGCGTCTGATCCGCGTCGGCCATAGGCTGCGAGAAGACATCCGAGATCGCGCCATCGAAGGCATCCATCGCGGCGTTGACGGTGACTTCTTTCTGATTCTGCGAAGCCGCCAGGTGCGTGATTCCCAGATTCGGTGTGGACATGGTTTCTCCTTAATTCCAGTCTCGAATCAACCCAGACCCCATTGTTTTAAGCGGTGGTCTTTACTCCGAATTCGGCAGCGTTAACTCCGCTGATCGTCCAGGCGATGCCGGTATTCGGATCGGTCGGGAAAATTCCCTGGAGATCCGCGTAGCTACCGAGCGTCAGCGGCAGATCCGTTCCGCTGTCGGCTGTTGTGGATCCGGATTTGCAGGCGGCGCGAATTGTTCGCGTGCCCGAATCATCCTTGTCGGCGCGCATGTTCACCACCACGGCCTTCACTTGCGAACCTGCCACCGATGCAAACGTATAGCGATCGATATCGCCGGGCGTGGCATCGGTCACATAGGAGTTGCTATCGTCCGGAGGGATCTCGCTCACCGCCATCCAGTTCGCCGCGCCGGGGTTCGCGCCCGAGCCCACCACTACTGTCGTCACGTGATTGTCGGTGGTAGGGGAGCCGCCCGCGGTGGCCCAGGTCGGAGCCGAGCCGCCGGTTTTCGCGTCACCCGTCACCGAGGTGACCCGCTGGATGTTTCCGTTCGCGTCTTTGTACTGCTGGCCGACGACCATAACCGTTGTGGCCGCCCACGAAGCCCACGCATTCGTGTAGTTGTTGGTCGAGCCATTGGCGGTGGGCAGCGAGCAGAGGATCTTCACGTCGCCAAGATACGTGTTGTCCGCCGAAGTGGTGTCGTCGCAAATATAGAAGTCATCCCACCAAACCGTAGTGCCGGCGCCGGTGCTGAGGGCGGCCAGGATGACGCCATTCGAATAGGAGTTCGACGAAGATCGCGTATTTTGGCTCGTCAGCGATAGCACCACCACGCCATCGACTTTCACCTCCACGATGCCGGCCGAGGGATCGACCTTGTACTTGCATTCGATGTAGTGAAAAGGCCCGAAGCTAATTGCGCTGGCGGAGGTACCCAAAACAGTGCTCGAGCCTCTCCAGGCCTTTACGTGCCCGGTCGGATCGATGGTGATGCGGCCTTGCATCGTGCTCCCGTCGAAGAAGGCGAATACTCCAAACTCGTTGTTTATAGTTCGGACGGAACTCGCCACGCCGACGATCAGCGTCTGCGCGTTCACCGAGAGGTTCTTCTGTACGTTAGCGATGTCTACCGTGATCATTCCCTGCGCGCCAGTTCGTGCCGCTGGTGCCGATACCGTTGCATTCCCAGAGGTGAGGTCATACTTCTGCGCCAAGTTGGCATAGTGATCGAATGAATCCGTGAAAAGCAGAGCCACTTTTTACCCTCCTACGGCAAAACGAATTCCATGATCGCGTTCAACGGACCGCCCGGCGGCCCAGTATTTGGCACGTTCGGCACTACCACCTCGATCGCGCACTGCGTCATCTTGATATTCGGCGAGCCCATGGCCACCACTTCGGTGGCGAGTTGCGTCAGGCGCACTTGCGGCGAGCCGATGATCGGGACTTCGATCGGGACCTGAGTGATCCGGTTAGCCATCAGGCCACCTCGGCTCCCCAGATCGCGGAGACCCCGTTGGTTAGATTTCCCGGCCAGCTAACCGTGCTGACTCCGGTCTGATCGCCGGCAACGTACGCCCCGGGCAATCCACTGCCTGGAACGAGGGTCTGTCCCATCGCTAGGGTCGTGTTGTACGTTCCATCCGTATTGAAGTAGGCCATCAGGTAGTAATCATGTTGATTGTCCAGCGCCAGGCTAATCGCGTCGGAAACCACGAAGGCGGGAGTGGCGATCGCGGCGGTGAATCCGAAGGCTCCCACGTGCGAGCCGGAACCGCTGAAAAGAATCTGCGTCGAATCGATCACGGCCAATTTCCCGCGCGCGGTGCGCAGCACGTAGGCTTTGTTGATGCTCGCGCCCGTGCCGCCTACAAATCCGAAAGTGACCTTCCAGCTCGTGGGGAGCGAGGAGAGCCGGTCTCCGGCCATCTGCGCCCAGATCGAGAAACTGTTCCAGTTGGCATTCACCGCGGTGAAACGATTCCCCGCGATGATTGGCGTGCCCGAAGGCGTTCCGCCTGCTGCGTTCTGGAAGGTCGGATCGGCGCTCGCGCCGTTGCTAGTCAGAACCTGGCCGGCGGTTCCGGCGCCGCTCACAGCTACAGCACTGGTCCCCTCGCCGATTACGACTCCGTGAGCCGCAAGCGAAGCCGCGCCGCTTCCGCCTTGTGCCACCGGAAGCGGACTCGAAAGGTGCGTCGAGATCACCGTGGGCGCAAGATTCGTTCCGCCCAGATCACTCGCTATCTGCACGCCGCCGGCGGCGCCGTCCGCTCCCGCTTGCGCGAGCAAACTCCAGTAGGTTGCGTTCGATGGATCGTTCCCGGTGGTCGCGAGAATGCAAACGTAGCTCTGCACTTTGCTCGAAACCGTGAACGCTACGACGTCAAACGGCTGATAGGCCGTGGCTCCAGAATAAGTCCCGCGCCATGTGAAGATCGGAGGAACCGCGGTCGAAGGAACCGTGGCCGAGCGCGTGCCCACTAGCGTAATGCCCACGTCCGCCAGCGTCGCGTCCTGCACGCCCGGCGCGACAATCGTGAGCCGATCGCCGGCATTGAGGCTGAAGCTTGCTCCGCCGACAGTGGTGAAGGTGAAAACGCCGCTCGTGGAAATCGCCACATTGCCGACCAGCGTGCCGTTTTTATAAATCGCGTATGTTGCGGTTCCGGTGGGATTCGCGCCGAGCGATCCGTAGGAATTCGGCGAAGCGAAATTCGCCGGAAACGTCATCGACGCCGCGGCCGTATAGATGCAGACGAGCTGGCCGGCGCTGGGCATGCCGGCAATGGCGCTCACCGGAAAAATCGGACGGTCGACCAGCAGCTCCCACTTCCCCGTCGTCGAGCTGTACTGGATGATTTGCCCGTCGGCGGGCGCGCTCGCGTCGATGAGCTTATTCAGAATCCCGATCACTTCCTGCGAGCTCGAGGATCCCGAAAGATCGCCGCCGGCCGTGAAGCCCGAAGCCGCGGCCGCCCATTTCAATCCCGTTGTTTGCGTCGAATCCGCGGTGAGCACCTGGCCATTCGATCCGACGGCGAGGCGCGCGTCCGCTGAGGAGTCATGGGTATAGAGATCGCCCTTAGTAGTGAGTGGTGAGCTGCCGCCCCCGCCCGCGCTTACGCCGATGAGCTGGAAATTCGTTCCGTCGTAAACGAAGAAAACAATCTGGCCGGCGTTCAGCTCGCCGCCCGTGAGCGCCACGAGCGATCCCGACGATTCCTTTAGGATTGAAACCGGTGAGCCGCCGTTCACGGCCAGCGTGGATGCGCCAGTATTCGCATGGGCGATTTTCGCCACCACCAGGCTGCCGGCTACGAGCGTGGGCGCCGGTGAGAGTGTGACCGCGTAAGCATTCGCCGTGCCCGTATCGGCGGCGTAGACGAAAGATTCATCCTGAATTTCGGCGGGCGTGACGGCGACTTCCCAGGTGCCGTCCGCTTTAAGGAATTTCCCCGCGGCTGCATCGCCCGCGGCCGGAGCGGGAACGGCGCCGCTCGCGCCTCCGGATCCCGAGTCGCCCACCATGTTCGGCATGTAGGCCGAAGTGTCGCGCACGAATTTCTCGGGATAGTTGGGATCGGGATAGGGATCGCCGGCCTGCCATTCCACGTTGGTTTCGCCGGCGGGCGCGGCTGGAACGGTGGCGTTGAGATTGACCTCGGTGGGAGATGCGCCGGGAGTGACAGGCATGAGTCTTTTTTAGGAGCGCGATTCCATATCGCGCTAGGCGCCGTTTACGTAGAAATCGCCGGAAGGCGGCAGAGTTTCCGGTGCGTAAGTGGAGGAAGGCGCGACGCCGTGGCCCTTGAAGCCCCTGCCCACTTGCGCGGAAATCTGGTACACGTTCACGGTAACGGATGCCGGCGGCGAGCCGAAGTCGGCCGTCATCATCGCCACGGTGTAAACCATGGTCGGCGTTGTCAATCCCCGCACCGTTCGCACCACGGTTGAGCCGCTCAATATCTCCACGTCGTAGAGCTCGGAGTCTTCCGAGAGCGGTTCTTGCCCGGTGGTCGGATTGCCCCAGCCATCGCCGCCGATCCGGGTGCGCCGGTTCCAGGTGACGATTAGATTTCCCTGTGTATCGAAGAAGCCGCCCACTTTCACCGGAGCGTAGGGCCTGAGATCGTTGCCCGTGTTGGTGAACTGGACGTCGATCGCCGAGCCCACGTCCTGGCCGTCGGTGACGCCGCGATAGTAATAGAGCAGATTGAGCGCCGAGAGATTGTCCTTTTCGTGCAAGAGCTCGGCGGGATCGGCCACGATCACGCGATCGCCGATTGCGTGCGTCATAAGCCCGTTCGAGAAATCGCCCCAGAATCCGCACATCCATTCGGTGCCGCGCCGGCCGCGCAGAAGTCCGCTGAGCGTGTAGGTGCCGTCCATATTCAGGACCGCGGTGGTGAACTGAACCACTTCATAGCCATTCGTATCGTTGCCGATGAGCAGCATGTTCGAGCCGGCCAGGACGTTCGCCGCGGTATCGCTCGCCAGGCCTCCCTGCGACATTTTCACCGTCAGCGTGTTGACGTTGTCCCAATCGAAAGGCGAGGCGGGATTCGCGAGCGCGTTCGTCGTGAAGCCATAATCCACCGGAGAACCCGAGCTATCGACGGGATCAAATTCGGAGTCATCGAGCGAGCGGTCGAGTTCCGCGCCCGGCCAGCCCGGAAGGGCCGAAGTCAGCGCGGCGTAATACCCCGTGTTGCCGGGGTTGGAATCGGAATCGCGCAGCAGCGGAATATCAAAAAGCATCAAGAGCGTGGGCGCCAGAATGGGCACCGGCGAGGGAGTGAATCCCAGGTTGCCGCCGCCCTGGGCGTCTGATGCCGTGTAGGCGGAGGCGCTTTCGCGCAGCGCTTTTTGCGCCGATGTGAGGCCCTGCCCGATCGTGTTTTCGGTAATCCGCGCCGTGATCACCTGGCTGTCATAATCGAAATCGATCACATCGGTGGGATCGAGGAGCAAATAGTACGCGCGCCACAGATTGAAAGCGTAGGAAAGCCGCTCGATCCAGGAGGTCCACAGTATTTTTTCGGCTACCTGGCGCGCCCACACGTCGTCCATCGTCATCGGCATCTGCACGATTGTTTCCTGCTTCGTCTGAATCGCCCGCGTCGACCGTTCCTTCTGCTGCTTCCCCTGCTGGAAGGCCAGGCCGAGATCGTTGAATTGGATTTGCACGGACTGAGGGAGATCGAGCTCCTGGCCGATTTCTTCCGGCTTCACTTCCGCCTTGTCGGCGATGAGCCCGAGCTCGCCCTCGGCGATCGTGAGCGCCGCGGGCAAGCCGCGCGGGACGAAGCGCAACAGGCCGGAAGATTCGCAGCCATCGAAAAAATAGGCCTGCATCAAAACCTTCATGATCTCGGCCGCGCGCGTGGGCCGCGAGACGATATAGCCTTCCACCACGTTGCTCGGCTGCACATTGGCCGCGGTCAAAAGCGACGTATCGACGTCGCCCGAATCGAGACCGGTGCGCAGGGTGACGTCCGCAACCACGTCCGCAAGAAGCACGTCGTCGCTTTCCGTGAAGACGATCGATCCGCCAGCCTGGTAATCCGGGAAAGCCTTCGTCCAGCCGTCGGGCATGGTGACGGCGCGAAGCAGTCCGTCGTCATAATTGATGATTAGGATTTTGCGCGGCGGCGCGCTCGGATCGGGGCCCACCAGAACGAAGAAATATGCGGTCCAGGCAGTAGCCGTGGTGCTAAACGTGACGCTGTACGGCCCGGCGGTGACCGTGCCGGATCCGGCCGAGGAGCCGCTCGCAAACCCGCTGTAGAAAGTGGCGTCGAAATTATCGAGGATCGGATTCCAAAGGCTGGGCGCGTCGGGCGGAATTGTGGACGATCGGACCCAGCTCGCCGGAGCTCCCTGATTCCCCGAGCCCGCGATATTGGTGAGGGCCTGATACAAATGATTCTTGTAGGTAACGATAGTGCCCACCGCGTAGAGGCCGGCGAATTGATGCGGATCCGCCCACTCCTGGTAGATGGTTCCGAGCGAAATCAAATAGAGATCGCCATCGTAGGGAAATCCCGTGCCTCCGGTACTCGCGAAGGTTACGAGATCCGAATCGGCGCCCACCGCGCGGGCCCACCAGGCGTATGCCGAATTTCCCGAGCCCACCAGGTTCCACGTGTTTCCGGCGCTATCGGAAATAGCGCCCGGATCCCACCCTCCGGCCGGCTGGCTGTCAGGCCGCGTGCGCGCGAAGGCGATCAAGTAATCGCCGGCCACGTTGTTCCGCGGAAAACCTTCGGTAAGCGGATTTTCGAGCGGGCTGGTCGGCGGTTGCGCGATCAGGTCGATTATTTGCTTCGCGGGAGCATTCTTAATGCGCACTTCCGCGCGGATCGACGGTATGCGGTTTCCGAAATTCGCGAGCGGAAAATTCTCGAAGACGGTGTAGCAGAGCCCGCGAAACGCGGGAGTGGAAGAAACGCCCTCGTTCCCCTGGATGGTTGGATCGGGAAGCTGGTTCTCGTCGCCCGGATAACTCGTGGGCGTCGGATAGTAGTTGCTCAGCTCGTTCCAATCGCCATTGGGGCCATGGCTCGAGCTGGGCGGCACGTCGATGTTGGCGATAAGAGCGACGTAAATTTGACCCTCGAAGGTCACCACGTCGCCGGGATTGTATTGCTGCGTGAAAAGCCACTCGGGCGTGGATCCCATCTGCACCCAGTCGGCTAGGCCCGTGACCGGATCGAGAGTGCCCGGCGCCACGTTGGTGCTTTCGTTCGTCGATTGCCAGACCAGATTTTGGTAGGTGACGATATCGCCGATGTTGTAGAGGACCGTGGAATCCCATTCGGGGAAATCCTCGGGCGGGAATTCGGCGATCGCGGTCGCCGAGGTCCAGATCAGCTTTGAATCGCCCCAAAGCCGCAGAACTTCCGCCGGCCCCTCGCAAAATGCAAAGGCGAAATCGGCGTAGTAGATGTACGTCTTCACGCCGCCGCCGAAAATCGAGCCGCCAATTTTTTTGATCTGATAGCGCAGACCCTTCGTCCAGATCAGATTGCCGGCAATCCTTCCGAGGCCGTAGCCGAAGGGGATCGGCGCGCCCTCGGTGGCATTCGCAATTTGCAGGTCCTGCACCGGAGGCCTGGCCTTCGGGCGGTTCAGAAGCTGGTAGATGGTCATGCTGACTTCGGCGGCCACGGCCACCGCGCCAATCACGATCATTGCCATTTGGGTTTTCTTTTAGAGAACGCCGGCGAAGTTGAATCCTGCCGCGATGCGGCGCCGCCACTTTTGATCCAGGCGATGCTCCACCACGCGGCCGATGAAGCGATTCACGTGAATGATCCCGAGATACGCGATCGATAAATCGCTGACGATCGCAACGTGGCAGGGCACCGAAGGGACGCGAAAGCAGAGCACATCGCCGGGCTGCGCGGGCTTCGAAGTCTCGATCATCAGCTCCTGGCAGATCCGCAGCACGCGGCCGTCGACGGGCTGCTCGGGATAATCGCAATATTCCATCGGCGCTACCGCATGGCCATCTTTCGCCGTGATGCCCAGCTCGTGCGCCACCATGATCGGCAGGCCCACGCAATCAAGCCCCAGGCCCTTCACGCGGCCCTGATGGCGAAAGGGAGTGCCGAGCCAGCCGCGCGCGGCGGAGACGATATCGGTTCGCGATGCCATTTTTAGGAATTCGGGCCCGCGCCGGGATAATCCAGGAAAATATCCATGCCGGGGATGAACGGCTCGCCGCGGAAGTTCACCACGTTGTTATAGAACTGGCAGCGGCCGAGCGTCTTGTCGCAGCCGGGCTCGATGATGAACGTATCTCCGGGCGCCGGCGTGAAAGGCAGCGGCATGAAAAACTCGATCACCTGCGGATCGGTCATCTCCGTCGAGGCCTCGTAATCCTTGATCTCGAATTTCATCCCGTTGAGCACGCCGGAGGTGAAGGTTACCAAGCCCTCGTTGAAAAAATCGTATCCCGGGTGCCCCGATACCGGATCTCCGCCTGCGCCGGGAAGCCCTGCGGGAATCATCATTACGTAGTTGGGCGTTCCGATTTTTGTGGGGCTGTAGACGACGCTGACTTCTACGGTCTGCTGCAGCGCGGTCACATCGATGTGGCAGAGATACTTCGAATTCATATCGATGCCGTTCAGGCCGCTGCCGAATTCTGCGCGGCACAGCGGGCCGAAGCTCGAGCCCACCATGATTCGCAGCCGGTCCGCGAGGCCGCGGATTTCCGCGCTGAAGACGCCCCGCGCCGGATCCTGCAGCTTCACGATGCCGAGCGTGCCCATTCGCAGGATCGCGTGGCCCATGGTGAGATCGTTCCAGTTGACGACCATGATCGTCACGGTCGCATCGTCGTACCGCGTGCCGCGAATATCCGCCGCCGTGATGGCGCTCGAATCGAGGAAGGCCGTGACTTCGGAATTGTCGACGGAGAGGTCCGATTTATTGGCCGTCGCGGTATTGATGAAGCCGGTCTTCGCCAGGTAGGTGATCGAGCCGTCTCCCAGGAGATCGTCGTAGGCGATATCTCGATCGAAATTGGTGAAGCCGAAGATCACGCCGTCGGCGCGCTTCACCTTCCAAAGAAACGCGACAGTGGTGGGATTGCCCTGCAGGTGAGCTTTAAGAGCGGTTGAGGCCGTTTTCACGGGGCAAGGTTAAAAGTGATGCCGGAGCTGGCACATGCGCTGAAATTTCACGCTGCGCTGCCGCGCATGGCGCATCCGGCGTTCCGGGGTTCTGCGCTCGGGCTCGGCGCGAATTCCAGTGGATTCCGATTTTTCTTGCTCATTTGAGGCGAAAGAGGAAGCGAGCAATTCACCCTTCAGATCGACGAGCGCCTGAAGCGCGCGGGGCGGCAGGTTCATAGATTCTGAAAGGATATATCGCCGAGGATATATTTCAGGCTCATACCGTTAAAAGTTCGGCGGCGGCACTTCGATCAGTGGAACGGAATTCAGGCTGATCACCGGCCGGCCCGCGCCGATTGCTGAAGGCTCTGCCTGCAGCGGGAGCTCATCCACATCGAACCGGACCGGGTAGTGATATCGAAAACTGGCGAGCGGCGGGGTGACCGAGGGCGCTACGGCGAGAGTCGCGATTCCCGTGGTGGCGTCGAGGACCCAGGTTCCAGGGCCTGGCAGAGCAGCCAGGTTGCCGTTCAAGATCGAAACGAGCGTATTCGGCAGAATGTGCCCCTGGTAATCGACGATCGCCACGCCGCCCGAATTGTTGCCGTCTTGATCCTGCAGCGTGTAGCTGACAATCGGCTTGGTGATCGCCTGATAGTAGGTGTAGCCGGCCAGCGTGCGCGGCCGCTGAAGCTGCCATTGAAGATTTGAAGTGCCCGGCACCACGGCCATGGGCGCGTTCAGCAGCGGGCCGTTATCGAGATGATCGTAGAGCCGGAAGGCATTGGCCTTGCCGGCGACGTTGAGAAAAAACGCGATCAGCAAATCGATGAACTGTTGGCGCTTTGCCTCGAACGCGGGCGGAGTCTGCAGCGAGACGCGCCACTTGCCGCGCGAGAATTGCCAATTTTGATTGCGCTGCTCGGCGCCCGAAAGGCCGGTGTTGACGACGGTCGAGAATGCCGGCCCTCCCACGGCCTTGTAGGAAATGGTGCGGGGGAATTCGATATCGAGCATTTAGCCGCGGTTCCGGTAGTGCGCCTGGGCCCACTGCTGCTGCATGTCCGAGTAGATCTGCGCCTTCGATCGGTTTAATGAATCGGCGTCCTGCACCCCGTGCAGGTGGAGATGGAAATCTCCGCCGCCCCCGGCGCCGCGCGAAGAGCTGGCGGCCGGAGCCGAATCCGGCATGAAAGCTTCGGGACCATTTTCGCCCACAAGGTATGAACTGTTGGCGAGGACCGATCCGCCCGCGGCGCGGAATCCGCGGAGAGAAGGAATCACGTGGCCAGCCTGGCCCGGCATGAAAATTTCCGGACCCTTTTCGCCCACCACGTAGGCGCGTCCTGGGGTCGCGTCTCCTCCGCCGGCCAGGAATCCCCCGAAAAAGCTGGCGATACCGCCGCCGACGGTCGAGACCAGCGACCCGATCGAGCTCACGATCGATCCGATCACGCTCGATATGGTGCTGAAGACCTTCGAGAACACCCCGGAGATTTGCGACATGAAGCCGCCGAGACCTCCGCCCCCGCCGCCACTCGTGTCGCCGGTGCTCGTGTCGCCGCCGCCGCTGTCCAGTGAGCCAAAGAGGCCTCCGCCTCCGCCCGAGCTGCTATCCGGGCCCACTGGAAGCGCATTGCCCGCACCAAAGGGATTGCCACTGGAATCGGTCATGATGACGTAGAAGGGCGAGCCGGACGATCCGTTTGGACCGCCGGCGCCTGGACCGCCGCCAGACTTTCCGCCAAGCCCAAAGATTCCGCCCAGGGAGCCGCCGATGCCCAGCGGTCCGGCGAAGGTCCCTGGTGTACCACCCGGGGCGTTATTGGTGGCGGTGCCGCCGCGCGCGCCAGGCGGCCCAAAGAAGCCCTGGAAGATCTTCGAGAAGCCCCACTGGATTTGCGCCTTCAGCAGCTCCTCGGTGATTCCCTCGAGCAGGCTGCGGAAGCTCGATCGGCCCGTGACCACGAATTTCGCGATTTGCCCCGAAACATCGTCGAGGCCCTTTTGAAAGGTCTCGAAGATCTTCGCGCCAAAGGTGGCGCCCTCGATCTGGATCTGATTCACGAGCGCGCGGAATTTCTCGCCCATGGTTCCCACGCTCAGGGCGGCGCGGTCCCACTCTTCGGTGAGCTGCACGCCGGCTTCGTAGATTTTCGCATTCCCGAGCAGCTCCGCGTTTTGCGCGTCGAAGACTTGCCGCTGGTAATCCAGCAGGTGCGCGGTGCGCGTCTCATAGATTTTCGTATCGATCGCGAGCGTGGATTCCCCCGACGAAGCGAGGAGCGCCTTGATCTCCTGCAGTTTCTCGAGCTCCTGGGCGTAAGAGGCATTCAGATCGAATTGCGCGGCCTCCTGCGCGATGGTTTGCGTCCGCTGCTCATCAAATTTGGCATTTTCGGCTTGGCGTACGAGGCCCAGCTCAGTAGGCGTCGCTTCTGGATGTTCCGCACTGTATCGTAGGGCGGCCGCCTGCGCTGCTGCCTCGCGTTGCGCTGCGGCGCTTTTTAGCGAGGCGGCGCCCACGAGATCGTATGCCTGAGCTTCTAGCGCAAGGGCCCTGGTCTGCTTCCCAATCTCCTCGTTTATTTTTTTGGCCTCAGTGTCGGCGACTCCCTGTGTAGCCTCGGAGAGCTGTGCTGCGATGCGATCGCGTGCGTCTTCCTGATTCGGGAAGAGCTTGCCAATCAGGGAAGCGGTGCCAACCGTGCCAGTCGGAATGCCGGCCGCTTTCTCCCTATTGATCAACTCGTTGATGGTGCGCAGTTTTTCCTCGAATGGCGCGAGCTTGGCCGCATCGAAAGCTTTTTGGACGGCGTCGCCGCCCTGGGCGAAGGCTTTAGCCATGGCCGCCGCCGCATTGCCTTCCTCGCGGGTCTTGACGATGAAATCGTTTAGTTCGGTGCCGGTCTTTGCGAAGAAATCGCCTGAAGCGATTTCCGCGTAGAGCTGTTTAATTTGCGGAGTGTCTTTCTGCAGCTCCGCGAGCATGCGCTGCACGCCGGCGATTTCGCCCTTGAGCTTTTCGGCGCGCACGCCCGGACCGCCCGCGCCCGTCACGCTCGCGCTGCCCACGCCGGCAGCCTCATCACGCTGCGCATCGGCGAGCTGCGCGCGAAGATCCTTTTCCTGCTCGAGCAGATGCGCGCGAGTCTCGGCGATTTTAGTTTCCGCTTCGGCCGCGGCCTTCGCGAGAGTGCTCGCCGCGATGGATTTTTCCGTGGCCGCCGCGAGCTCGAGCTCCGCCGCGGCTTGCGCCTGCAGCTTGGAAACCATTTCGGAGACGACGTCCGGACGTCCGGAGGCACCCGGAGCTCCTGGGGCGCCCGTTCCCTTCCCCTTCATATTGCGCAGCATCCAATCCGTCGCGTCTCCGGGTTTCAGGGTCGCTGCCGGCGGGACGTTATTCGCGTCGAATTTCTCCATGTCCGCCTTCGCCGCGCGGACGTCATCGGCAAATTTCTTCCAGGTATCCGTCGAGAAGGCTTCCCAGGGCTTCGACCATCCTCCCTTGCCCGTCGCCTCCCAGAACGCGGCGATCGTCCGGCCGGCGAAGATGGCAGCGTCGGCCGCGTTCATCAGAGCCTTTGCCAAAGTCACGGCCGTATCGACGAGGGCATTCATCTGTCCGGGAGTATCCGCCAGGCGCTCGACCAGATTCGTGAGGGCCGGCAAAAGCGCGACCATCAGGCGATTCTCGACTCCATCCACGGCGATCGAGACTTTCGCCAGATTCATTTCGAATTCGTGAGCAGCCTCGCCGGCCGGCCCGGTGAGAATCGCTCCCACTCGAGAGGCGTAATCCAGGAAATCGGCGATGCGCGCTTTGCCCTCGTTGAGCACCGGGATCAGCGCGGCGCCGCCTCGGCCGAAGATCTGCATCGCCGCGGCCGTCTTCTCGATGCCGTCGGGCATTTTTGAGAACTTGTCCGCGAGATCGGCGAAAATATCTTGCGCGGGACGAAGGTTTCCGGATGTATCGCGGATGGAAACGCCCAGGCGCGTATAGGCGTTTGTGGCTCCGGCGGGCGCTACGGAAGCGGCAAAGGCCGATTTGCTCATGCGCTCGAGCCCGGTCGCCAAAGTTTCAACATCAACTCCCACCGCTTTCGCGGCAAAACTCAGGCCGGAGAGCGCGCTTATCGGAACGCCGGTGGATTGCGCGAGCTCGTGCATCTTGGCCGCGCTTTCGGCGGTATGCGCCGCCAGACCGATCGCGGCGATCCCGATGGTGGTAAGGCCGGCGGCGGCGCCGGCGGCGAGCGCGGCGATCGGACCGAGCGCTCCGCCCACGCCGCGCAATTCCTTCATCATGCTGGCCGCGGCGCCGCCGGCGCTTTGAAGCACGAAAGTCAGCTTGCTGATCGCCGGATTGAAATCGCCGAAGGCGCCGAAAGTTTGGCTGGCGATGCGCTGCAGATCGCCGAAGTCGCGGGAAATTTGCTTGGAGGCTTGCTGCGCGGAGTACGCGGCCTTGGAAAGAGCGGAAACGAATCCGCCCGTCTCCGCTCGAAGGCTGACGAAGAGTTCGCCGAGGGATTGAGCCATTTTCAGTTTACGGTTTTGACGAGCTTGCTCTGGTGCTGCTGATGCGAAGAGGCGGACAGTTTTTCGAAGAAAGCGACCGCCGCGGCTTCGATTTCTTCCTCGCTCTTTTCGGGGCGCTCGTCGGGCAGGAAATCGGCGGCTGTGATGGGCGGAGAGCCTTCGCCGCGCCAGACGTTATAGGTGGCCGCCGCGACGATCCCCGCGCACAGCACATCGTGCCGGCGCCGCGCCTCGGCGCGATCGAGCAGCGCCTCGAACTGCCCTTCGGTCAGCTCGCCGAACTCGCGGAGGCTGCCGATTCCGAGATCGTATCGGGCGATGGCCCAGAGCTTGGACCAGTCGAGCTCGATTTCGGAGCTTGCTGCGCCTGGTCCTTCGAAGGGTCCGAAGCTTCCTCCGATTTTCCCGCGTCGACTTTTTTCAGCATGTCGCGGAAGAGCTTCGCTTTGTCCTTGGAAAGGAAAAGCGGGTAGGCCTCGGCCAGAGCGGCGGCCGCCAGTTCCACGTTCTCCCCGTACAAGAAACTGACGGCCGCTCGGTATCCAGGATCGGAATCATATTCCGGCTGCTCATTCAGCAAAGCTGCCCAGAACGTGGCGCCGAGAACACCGGCGGACGAGAGCTCGCGCCAGAGATCGAAGATGTTGCCGACCAGGCGGAGATTTACGCGGCCCTCCGTCTCCTCGAAGGTCCGGTCCTCGATCCGCGCCAGGGTCAGGTAATCGAACGAAAGCCGGAAGGTGACCTTGCGATCATCGAGTTCCAGCGTTAACGGAACTGATGGCGAGATGCGGCGCTGCAGGGGCGATTTTTTTTCGGGCATAGTCGTTTCCTCGGCTCGCCTTGCCGGCGAGAGAGATTAGGGCGGCCTACTTGGGGCCAAGGGCTCCCGGCGGACCGCGGCGCCGATTTCTTCTCTGGGGAGAGAAGCTTTTAGACGTTCGGCGTCCAGGTGAGCAGGCCGGTGATCTTCACGCTGATCGAGTGCGTGGCCAGCTTCTCGACGTCGAAATCCGGATCGAGGCTCTCGACGTAGCCCTGGAATTCGAATTTGCCGCGGGTGTTGGGGAGCTGCACCCGCCAGGAGAGCAACGTCTGCGCGGAAAGATCGCCAAAGAAATCATTTTGGACGGCGTCGGAATTCAGGAAGTTCGCGTCGACCTTCACGCTGCCGCCATCGATCATTCCCGGGGTCCATTCCTTATAGGCCGAGGGCGTATCCATGTTGGTCGCGTCCAGAAAATCGCCTTTGATCGAGAAGGTGATCTTCTTTCCCTCGCCGATTTTGGTATAGGTGGTGCCGTCGGGCGATCGCATGAATTGAGTCCCGCGCGGCAGAAACGATGCACTCATGTTGTTTCTCCTCTTCTTTGATTTGTGGGTACTTCATCCCGCACGGCGGGACGAAACTTTTGAGCGCGCCACTGCGAAGCGTGCGCGCGCGGAACAGGGCTCCCAGGTCGACGGCCTAGTCGAGCCTGGGAGATCAGGTCCCGAGATCGCGATAATCCGCCCGAAATTCAACCGAGGTGACGTAGCAGAAGGGCGCGTCCTGAAACGTATCGAGCTCGTTGATGCGCCGGACGCTATCGACCTCGCTGCCATCGGAAAGCGTGCCGGTAAAATTCTCGAAGCATTTCCGCATCGCGCGCGCCAGCTTTTTGGCCTGCGCGTAGGTCGAGCCCTGAGCGGAGTATTCGATTCGGGCCCGCGTCATCACCGAGGGCCCGTCCATGGTCATGTCGTTTTCTTCATAGGCGTAGCCGAAGACGATCAGCGGCAATACCGCGCCTTCGGGAACCTGCTCCGCGAAAACTCCGGTGGTGGAAATCCCGTCCGGCTCCGCGGCTCCGCGCGCGGCAGGCGTCCCGAGCAGGGCGACGGTAGGCCCATCCGCCAGCAGCAGGGCGTTCAATCCTTCAACTAACAATTTCCCCAGGCCCCTTTCACGAGAGGCCCATTTCCCTGTGAAGCTGGTAACGCAGATCGGCGATATAGGCCGCCAGCACGTCGCCTTTTCGCGATTCGAAGGCCGGCACGATGAAGGGATAGGCCGGCATCTTGCGCGTGTGGAACTCCAGGAAGCGGGCCCAGAATCCCCGTTTGCTGGGCGAGACGGAGGCCACGCCATCGAATCCGGATGCGCCGATCTGGGACCTGATCAGGATGCTCTTTGCGATCACCCCGAACTCGCGCGAGCGGCCGGCAAAGCTGCGCCGCTGGCCCTTCACCTTGGTCCGGGAAAATACGTGCCAGCCGCGGCGCACGCGCGCGGCCATTTCCTCGCGCCAGGGCTCAACGGACTTGCGCAGCGATTCGCGGATGATCTGGCGCGCAACGATCGGCGGCTTCGATTCGAGGGCAGTCGCGAGCTCCGCGACGCCCCTGATTGAAAAAGTTACCGTGTCAGGCATTTCTCGCCGAATCGTCCCGCTCGATGCACAGGAGCTCTAGCCTGATTCGCCGGCCGTCGGGATCCTGGCGGTCCTCGATCTGGAAGAAGCGGTTCCCTTCGTCAGACCACAGCACGTTCATCTTGGCCAAGATTCCAGGCTGCCAGCGGATGGTGATCTTGTGCGTCACCTCGCTCACCTTCTGCTGCGCCGCGTAAAGCTCGCGGCCGGTGAGCGTCTCGATCTTGGCCGGCACATCGGCCGAAAAAATGCTGTCGTCGCCGATCTGCCATCCTCCGAACGAGTCCTGGGTGACGTTCATCCGGAGGATGGAGATGCGGTGGCGGAGCTCGCCCGCCGCGATGGTGGTCGAGGCCTGCACGGGGTCTAGGTGGTCGAAGCGAGGACGGCGAAGAAAAGCATCGCGCTGTCCCCCTGGAAATAAATGTGCCCATCGGCCTGCTGCCAGCCGGCCGCACCGTTGCGGAAGCTGAAAACGGAAATCTTTCCCGCGCCCACCGCGTAGGTAGCGATATCCGTCGAGCGGCCATGCTCGTCCGGCGCTGAAGTGATCGTGAGATTGTGGGACGCGCTATCCGTGTTCTGGACGATCAGCAGATCCCGGCCGCTAAAAATGGCCTCGTTGTGCATGCTGGTGTCGGCCGCCGTCATGGTGATGTCGAGCGCGGCTGCCCCGACCGCACCGCCCGCGGGATACGGCCCCACGGGAATCTGGCTTGCGATGTTGGTTCGTGCCATTTGTTCTTTCTCCTTTTCGGAAAACTGCTTATCGGGTCGGCGCGTAATCGATCACGCGCTCGCTCCAGATCAATCGGTCGTACCAGTCGAGGGCTCTGAGCTGCTCCGCCGTCATGGCTTCGCGGTTTTGATACATCACGCCGGTGGATTGCATGATCGCGACCTTCAGAGTGGCCGGCGCGGAGGAAGCATCGTCACCGTAGCCCGCGGTGAGGAAAATCTGGACCGCGTTTGGCACGCGCAGCGTGGCCGGCCAGAACGCGCCGTAGTTCGGGTAAATGCGGGGCGGCTCGGAATCCGAATCGACCAGGAAATCTCCCGCCGGCGCCGGAACGGCGATGCATTTCTCGGTAAGGTCGCCGTCTGCGCTCGTGATCGCGCCCACAGTGTTTCCCCATGCGGGAGCAGTGGATCCGCTGGAGGAGCTTCCATCCTCACCGGATTCGGCCACGGCGGTTACTTCCTGCAAATTCCCGTTCAGATCCTGGAATTGATCGCCGAGCTCGTATTCGGTATCCGGCTGCCAGAGCGCCGGGGTGGGAAGCAGCGTCTGCACCGCGCCGTTGAGGTCGATGTAGGTGATCTTCTCGACGCTCACCAGCGGACAGCGCAAAAGCTTGATCACTTGACGATCGTCGTAATGATGGCCGCGGGCGTAACGCGGAGCCTGGTAGAAATAGCCGGTGCCGAAATCGCCACAATCGTGCAGCCGCGGGAAGCGATCGTGGGACTGGCGATAGAGCTTGTTCACCAGGCTGCGCCCCGATTCGCTTTCCACCAGCTCGCGCGCGGATTGCAGGTAGAGCTTGATCAGCGCGTCGTCGTTCGTGATCGTCACGCGCAAATGGTTCTTGAGCGTGACGAGATCCACCGGCTCGGCCGCTGGAGGAGTCTGCACCTGGATCGAGCTCATTGTGAGGCGCCCTGGTTCCCGCCGCGCGCGCCGAATGCGTTCGCGAATTTGTTCGCGCCATAGGGAGCGACCACGAAAGCGGAAAGCCCCGCCATCGTGGCGGCATCCGGCAGCACGTGCGTGTGCCAGACAAAATGCGATACCCAGGCCAGGCCGGCGACGACGTGCAGGCCCGAAGCGACGCGCGAGAAGCTGCCCTGCCCCTCTTCGCTGAACACTTCGCGGAGGAATTTCGTCATGCGCTCAGTCCTCTAGGTGATAGCTGATGCACAGAGGATTCGTGCTCGGCGTTATAGCCGAAGTGAACGTGAAACTTGTTCCTGGCGTGCGACCCGTGACCGCAAAGCCGCCGAATAAATCGGCAGGCGTCGTATCGCAACTGACTCCGAGTGGCGTACCAATCGTGTCGTCCACTTGGAAAATTATCTTGCTGTTTGCGTCTAGCGCCGTCGTGTTCACCGTCTGAATGCTCATTCCTGCGGGCACGACGATGAAGCCAGTCCACGCCGAACCGCAGACGGCTGGGGAAGCGGAGGACGCACAATGCGTGGCGGTATCTTCGATCTTGCCGGTCAAGGAATCGATCTGAAAAATCGTCGCTCCATCGCTTCCCACCGTGGGACGCTGCACTAGAATCGCGTTGTCAGTGGCGCCCCGCGTCTGATTCGGCTGGACTCTAAAGTCGGGCGATGCACTTTGGCTAAACACCGAAGTTGCACCAAAAATCTCTAGCGGCCGGACGAACGCATACATCGCGAGAGTTCCCGAAAATATAAACACGCTGTCGTGGTCCATCCCAAATGATGCGGAAAGACCGCCGCATCCGGTTCCTCCCACGTTTTGCCCGCAAACAAACGACAGCATATTTCTGGAATCAACGGCCGAATTCCCCGGAGATGATAGCAATGTAAGATTTGGAGAAGTTGAACCAGCCGCCGCACCAATCAGATACGATCCAGCTAGGTTCAGCGCCCCTCCGGTCGGAGGCGAAACCCCGGGAGTGAAACCACCCGCGAGCAACCACTCCGCACCGTCGTTGGTGAGCTGATACGTGTTGCCGGCAACGATTTCTCCGCCCGTCATAGAAGCGCTCGGATAGATTTCCAGGCGAAGCATGCTCGGCACTCCGTTGACCGTCATGCTTGACAGCCCAGTATTAGAATGGGCGGCGGTGAACGTGAAACTCTGGCCGAATTGATTGATGGTTCCGGCTTTGATGGCGACGGTCTGGATGACGATGGTTCCGGAGGGATTCACCATCGACGCCGTAATGCTGGTACCGGCCGCGATTTTCTGCTCCAGCAGACCATTGGTACCGCCGGCCACGGCAGCGGTGAATCCTGATCCAATCGTCGGTTGGCCGAAAAGTGAGCCGCCTCCGGCAACCGCTAGATCGCCAACGGTTCCGGTGAATGATGCTGTCGTGAATGTGCCCGCGCCTGACCCTGAAGCGCAGCCTCCCGTGCCATCGATGGGGCTGGTCTGGGCAACCCCGGAATATTCGGCGGCGGACATTTGCAACACTCCCGCCCCCGTTGAGCTGGTTGCGGTGAACGTATCCGAAGCAGGAGTGGTAGCCGGGACGTAAGCGTAAAACATCTGTGTCCAACTGACTCCCGCCGCCGAACACCCGCCGCTGACGGGCAGCCAGGAATAGCCCAAGGTATTCGTCAATCCGATTACTGGAACGGTTGATGTGTTCGTCGATACAAACACGATGATGATGTCGCCCTTAAAATGCTGCGAATAAGAGCAACTGCTTCGCGCGGCCGTATCCCCGCAATCGTTGACTAAAGTGGGAGTGGCTGCGATAGCTGGGAGGGCAGGGCTGAGATTAACGGAAAAGTCGTTTGCCGTGCCCGTATCGGTTCCAAAGGGCAGCGCGTAAGTCGAACTCAGTCCGCCGCTCTTGCCCCCATTCTGAATCCGCGAAGGGCCTTGCCCGAACGCGGCGGCGGCTGCGAGCAAAAACGCGAGACTGCCGATCAGCGCGTATTTTTTCATTCGCTCAGCTCCCCGATGCAGATGGTTCCCCCGCCCGCGGGCGCGATCGCATAGACATCGCCTTCCCACCAATCGCAGACGAAGCTTCCCCCGGTGCCATCGTTCGCGCTCGAACACGGCGCCAGCGCCACGTGATAGGCCGTGGCACTGGGCTGGGCAGGGCCGAAGCCGAGAAACACGGGAACGGTGCCGGTATTCACGACAATCAGCTCCGCACGCGAACCATTGGCGGAAAGCACCTTCGAGGCCGAATTGCTCACCGCGGTTTGCGCGGGAGCCGAACAGGTTGTGCCGATGCCCTTCATTGAACTATCTCGCTTTCTTTCGCCGCGGCGGATTTGCAGCGTGCTTTTGAGGCGCCGGAATCTCTTCCGCGATCGGAGCGGTTACCTCGGAAGCATCCGAATACGCCGGATCGGCGCGGCCATCGAGGAGCATGGCTTTCGCATCCTCGAATTTCATCTCCACGATTTGGCCGGCGTCCCGCCCGGTCTTGAGTCGCACGAACAAAATGGCCTCCGAGTCAATGGGGGAAAATGATTTTCCCTCTAAATATTTTAGGAAGCGGGCCCCCTCTCAGAAAGCCCGCTTCCGCCTTGCATCCGAGAGAGCTAGGCGAGCCTCCCGGAACTGGGGTTACTTCGCTTTTTTGGCTTTCGCTTTGGGATGACGGGAATGCTCCTCGTCCTGGGGATCCCCCGATGCTTCCGGTTCGCCCTGGTCGACAGCCGCTTCGGGCTCGTCGGGCACAAAAGCTGCGTGACCATGCTTTTCCAAATCCATGGCGACTTCATCGGGAACGTCGACAATGTCGCCCCGGTGCCCGCGATGCTTGACGTCCTCCAGCAAGTGAATCTTCATCTTCGGATCCTTTCGGAAAAAGACGAGGGCGGCGAGTTGCCTCGCCGCCCGTGGGGGTTAGGTGATTTCCGTCGGGCTTTGCGTTTCGGCGAAGCGCGCGCCGCTCAATACGGCGACGATCGCGGCGATCACGCTATTCGACCCGTTGGTGAGCTGCACCTGGACGTACGGCGATCCATCGGCCAGCTCATTGGCATCCAGCTCGATGACGTAGAAAATCCCGTCATTGGCCGAAGGCGTGTAGCCGGCGGCAGCGACGGCCGTACGAGCTCCCAACACGTCGCCCGCGGCGGTTTCCGCCTTGTAGATGCTGAACGGAATCGCCACAGGTGTCGCCCCGGTGTGATCGACACACTGGTTCACGATGATTTTCGTCCAGGCCGCGGCCGAGACGCCGACGAGAACCAGGATGCTGGCGTGCTGATACTTCTTCATCGAAAACGCCTGGCCGGTGGCGCCGCCCGTGATATCCACGGGAGCGGTGACCTGCACGACGTGTCCTTCTTCTGCGAGTACAAATCCCTTCATTTGGGTTCTCCTTCTCTAAGATTTTTGCGAGGACCCTCATTTAGGGAGGCTCCTCGGGACCGTCGTGAAACTATGAGCGTGTTGCCAGGCTGATGAACGGAGAAAGCGTGGATCCACCACTTTTCGGCGTAAGAGGTTTTTTCCACCACGTTTGGCCATCGCATCTATAAATAAATCTGAATACGCCTTCGTCGGTGAGGAAGTTCACGTGGATCGAGTAATCCTGGCGGATGCCGTTCTTGTCGATCATCAGGTACTGGCTCAGATCGGCCAGCACGATGTCTCCGGGAGTACCGAGGACGGCGCCGTGCTCGTGGAAGATCACGGGCCGGCCCATCAGCATCGCGGTCTTGTTTCCGTTATTGCCGGGCGGCGTATAGAGCAGGATCTGGCCCAGGGACGGAGCTCCCAAAACCAATTGGTAGAGCTGAGGTTCGACGCTGACGTCCGCAAGCCACACGGCGTTCTTGCGGCTGGGAACCCAGAGGCGGTTCCACATCGCCAAAACGTCCTTGGTGGTGAGGACCGCTCCGGAGTCGCCGGAATCCTTGGCCTGCTGGATCACGGCGCCGCTATTCAAGATCCCGAGCAGTTGGCCTGCGCCCGTTCCATTCAGGATAGCGTCCTCGACTTTGAACACCATCTCTTCGGGGAAGGCTTCCTGGATCACCGATTCGAGAGCGGCCGCATCTTCCAGCATCTCATCGGTGGCGTAACAGATGGCTCCGAGCTTCTGGAGCTGCATTTGGATTTGGCGGAACTTCGGCTTGCTCGCTGTGAGCGAGCCCGCTTCATTCATCCAGTAGGCCACGACGCCGCCCCACCGGGATCCGTCTGCCCGCGAATCTTCATCGATCGCGTTGATCTTGATGCCGTTGGAATTCCCCGAGATCGGGATCCTCCGGCACTGGCTGACGATTTGCCCGGTCTCATACATCCGCTTGAATAGCTCGGCCGAGAAATCCTTCTGCACCAGGAACCCGCCCTCTGAGGGAGCGATTTCATCCAGCCCGGCCGGTCCCGCGAAAAGCCGCGGATCGCGGACGGACCCCTTGCTCTTCTCATACTTCACCACGGCCTTCAATTGCTCGCCGAGGGTTTCAAAACCGCGCTTCTGGACCGGAGCTCCAGCCGCCGCGGCCGCTCGTTCGTTCTGATCGTCGACCGGATCGGTGCGACGTTCCATTTCGAGGAGCTGACCTTCGCGCTCGAGCGTGCGGCTATTCACTGCGTAGACCTCGAGCTCTTTGTCGTACTCATCCTGTTCGTCTTTGTTCAGGCCGCGGTTTTCCGCCGCGGCTTTATCCAGCATCGCGCGGAGCTTTTTCTTCGACTCCGCTTCGCGTTGCCGTAACGCCTTAATGTTCGACATTTCACGTTCTCCTGGTTTAGCGTTCAGCGCAGGCCTCCGCTCCTCGGCGTCGTCGGACGCTTACCGTGGCGGCGTTCTTTGCTGTTTTTGGAACTGGCCGCGTCGGCGGCCGGAAGTCTGATCTCCCAGGCTCGACTAACCGTCGACCTGGGAGCCCTGTCCTAGAGCAGATCCAGCTCGCGCCGGCGCCGCTCGATATCGAGTGCGCTGGCTTTGGCCTTAGCCTGTTCCTGCATCGGACACCCGCTCGCCGCGCACGCTCCGTCGGCGCAGGCCTCGTTGCTGCAGGCCTCGCAATTTTCGGCGGCGCAGTTGCCGCACATACAGCCGCAATCTTGTTCGTCCAGTGGATCGTCGTCACCTATATCGGCGCGGACTTCGGCGTCGCCAGATGCCGCGGCCATTCGCGGCGGATTTGCTTCGTTCACTCCGAGGCGGGCGAGAGTCTCGTCCATGGTGGCCACGCGGTCGACCATTCCTTCCTTCAGGGCATCGGCGGCGAGAACCATGTGACCTTGCCCGAATCCTGCGCGCACTTCATCTTGAGAAACTCGCCGGCCGCGCGCCACGCTCTTCACGAACATCGTGTAAAAAGCGTCCACCTTGCCCTGCATATCTTTGCGGGCGCTTTCGCTCAGCGGCTCGATATCGTTGCCATCCACTTTGAATTTCCCCGCGAAAATCAGCGTGGTTTTTATGCCCGCCTGCTCCAGCGCTTTCGAGAAATCTTCATGCTCGGTGAACACTCCGATCGAGCCGACCAGGCCGCTGGGAATCACCACCATCTCGCCGGCGGCCGAGGCGAGCCAGTAGGCCGCGCTCGCCGCTATTCCGTTCGCGATGGCCACGCTCTTTTTCTGCGATCGCGATTTGTAGATCTCTTCGGCCAGCTCCGGAATGCCCTCCACGGTTCCGCCCGGGCTATCGACATCGAAGAGGATGGCCTTCACTCCCGAATCGGCCACTGCGGAGCGAAATTGCGCCGTCAGCTTTTCCACCGAAGTGCCGCCCGAAAATTGGCTCATCAAATTCGCGCGGCGGGTGATAACCCCCCGAATCGGGATCAGGGCGACGGCGCCGAAGCTTTGCTGCGCGTTCCGCGGGCCGGCCGCGAGGGCGGCCTCCTCCAGGCGCGCGCGGATTTCAGCTTCGCCGAGCCTGGCGCCCGAAGCTCGCAATGCTACGAGCTGCGCGATCACATGGAGCTTTTCTGGAAGGATGGCCCATGGCTTGCGAAAAACCTCGGCGACAATATGCTCATATTTCATGCCGTTCTCTCCTGGAGCGCCGGGCGCTTTATTTTGGCCTTCAGCGCGAGCACCGCGAGCCCCTCCGGCGCCGTATCTTCGATCCAATCGAGAGCTGAGCTTTTCTCCGCCGGCTCCGCCAGCTCGCAGATCAATTCGAAATTGCCGCGCGCGTATCGCACGGCCGCCGCCGGCGAAATGCACATCGTTTGAGCGACGAGTGAGGCGTGGCCGGCATAGAAAGCCTCGGCGCGCTCGTTAAAAGAATCGGGATCCCGGCTCAACATTTTGCGAAGCGCGGAGATTTCCTTGCGCACTACGCGGCCGGCGGCTTCCTTTGCGAACAGCTCGAGAAGGCGGCGATCCGCTTCTGCCTTTTTCTTCGCTGGAGCATCCTCGCCCTCGTCATCGGCCGGCTCGTCGGATTCCGGGGGAGGCGGAGGGTCCGGCGCGTCGTTTTTCGGCTCCGGCTCGGCTCCGATCGGCTGTCCTGGAAGGGCGCCGGCCGGCATGGGAGCGCCGACCACGGCCATGTTGACCGGGCGCCAGTAATCATCGCCGCCATCCTCTTCCGCGATCGGCTCCCAATTTTCCAGGCGCGCAACACCATTCGGATTGATCAGGCCCCATTGCCGGGCGACGGCATAGGCGTCCATGCGGCTCTTCAGATCTCCGCGGAGCAGCCCATCGATCAGAAATTCCGCGAAGTAATCGCCGCCCAGCACTTCATTCAGCGGATCGATCAGATCGGTATTCACGCGCCGTTCCCAGCGCACCGCGCGCGGACGCACGCCATCGACGACCCACTCGATATTCTGGTTTTCTATGTTGCTGTGAGTGCTGCGATCGAGCATCCCAATTTTGTGCGGAGGCACGCGATACATTCCGCAGATCTCCACGGCCTTGGCAGCGGTGGCTTCGAGAAACTGCGAATCTTTATTCGAGATCCCGATTGACTTCAGCTCCAGGCCGTCCTCGAGGACGGGAGTCTTAAAGCGGTTTTCCGCGGTCTGCGATTTGCGCCAGTTCTCTTGAAACTTGGCGCGCGCCGCGTCGTCCTTAAATTTTGCGGGATGCTTGATCCAGGCCGTTGCCGTGGCATCGTTGGCGAAGAATCGCGCGGCATAATCCTGCATGCCCAGGCCTGTGCCCACGGTTTCGCGCTGAAGGGCGATGGGGCTGAGGCCCACCAGGCCGTCGGACGACAGCCCGCGAAGATGGAAGATTTCCTCCTGCAGGTACCAATTGACCTCACCGGAGAAACGCGAGCGCACCTGATACTTCAGCTTGCCATTCGGCAGCCGGTAGACCTGGACCAGGTCCGGGTGCAGCGGGACGAGCTGATCGATCGCGCCGCGCGGTCCGGGAATGATATGGGCGAAGGCGTTGCCCCGCAGCTCGAGATGCGCCTGCATCATCTCGACGAATTCCATGCTGGTTTGCCATTGGTTCGGCGTGTCGTGCAGCACGCGATAGAGCGGATGATCGATGGCGCGCTCTTTTCCGCCATTGGGGAGGCGGCGATAAAGAATCAGCGGCAGCGAGGCGAGCGTTTCCGAAGCCACGCGCGTGCAGGAATAAACCGCGGCCAGGCGCATCGCCGTTTCCGGCGTGACGGCCATGCCGGCGGCGGAATCCCATCCCGGCCGCGAATACCAGTAATCGTCCCAGGGCGGAAGCGCGGATCCGCCTCCAGTGGTTACGGCCCAGGCGTTTTTTATGCTCCAAGCTGCCCTCCGGAGCACGCCTGGCCGCGAAACTCGACTCATACGAAGAGCGCTCCACGTTCCGCGGTATAGGCCGACGCTCCATCTGAGCCGTTCGATATACAGCGACCCAACCCAATCAGAGCCGCTACGAGGCCGTCCACCTTGCCGTAGTCGCGCTTCTTCACCGGCCGGCGATCGCCGTTATTGTTCTCGAGCACGATTAGATTGCCGGCGTTAAAAGAAAGGACCGGATTGCCCAGATGAGCGAACATGCGTTTCGGAATCAACACGTCGAGCAGCTCTTTGGTAGGCTGCGCGAACATTTCGAAGCGCTGCAAAAATTTCACCAGGCGCTCCGGGGCGATGCCGGCAGCCTGAAGATCGTTGGAAACGCTGGTGGCCAGGTAAGGATCGAAAGCGATCTCCCGGACGTCGAAAAACTCGCAATCCTCCAGGATGACGGCCTCGATCGATCTGTAATCGATGACGTCTCCGGGCGTGGTGCGAATCCAGCCGTCGCGTACCCAGAGGTCATAAGGGGCGCGCGCCTCAGCCATTCGGGCCTTGATGTTTTCCTCGGGAAGCCAGAAATCGGCGAGGGCGATATATGGCTGGCCCTCCGATTCGGGAGGGAAAACTTTGACCGCGGCCGTGAGATCGTTCGAGGATGAGAGGTCCAGGCCGAGGAAACAATGGCGGCCGCGGAGCTGCTCGCGCATCTGGTCAACGAGAGATCGCGGATCGGTGACTTCCGAGCCGTCCGGAGAAGCGCAAGCGTTCCAATCCTCGATGCGGATGGCCGCGTTTTCCTGATTGGTCCACACACAGAAATTGAGCCGCTTGACGATGTTCTGCTTCGAAGGCATTCCCTGCGCTTCAGTGACCTGCTCGCGCAAATATTTGACCGGGATCGAGACGCCGAGATTTGGATTCGCTTTCGGCCAGACGCGCTCGTCGGTCCACTCATCGGCCTCGTCCAGGCCGCAAACGTAGGAGAACCAGGAGTCGTCCTCGCGCTGCCGCTCCACAAGCTTTCGCGAGTATTCGTGCTCGGCGAAGCAGACCGTGGCGCGGTCGAAACCGGAATTGGTGATACGGAAGACCAAGGCCTGGCGGCGCCCCTTAGTTCCGGCGCGCATCTTGTCGACGACGATAGAGGACGGATGTTCGTGCAGCTCGTCAATCGCCGCGAAGTGGACGCGCTTCCCGTCGAGCCCGCGATGCTCGGATGAAACCGGGCGAAAGAAGGATCCGCTGGAAATGTGGGCAAGATTTTGAACTTTGGTCCCGCCCGAGGAGGCGATACGCGACCGAAGCGCCGGCGATGCTTCGACCATGCGAGCCGCATCGCGGAAGAGGATACTGGCCTGATCCTTAGTGGTCGCGGCCGAATAGCACTCCGCGGAGGCCTCGCCATCGGCGCACAGCATGTAAAGTCCGATGCCGGCAGCCATCGGGCTCTTGCCGTTCCCTTTGCCGACCTCAACGTAGGCGTTACGAAAGCGGCGGAAGCCGTCCTCGCCCTTCCATCCAAAAAGCGATCCGACAATGAACTGTTGCCAGGGCTGCAGGAGGAAAGGCTGGCCGGAGAATTCGCCTTCGGCCAGGCAGAGCACATCGGAAAAGAATCCGAGGATGCGATTCGCGGCAATCGGGTCCCAGCGAAGCCCGCGCTTAGGACCATCGCGAAGATCGCGAAGATGGCGCTCGCACGCCAGGCGGACCAGCGGACCGGCAACGATTTTCCCGGAAGTGGCCGCTTCACTGTATTCGCTGACCGGGTCGCTCGGGGGCGAAGTAGCGCTCCGCCGGATCGACCGGCTTGTTTTTGCCGTCATCGGAGACTGAGAGACGCGAGCGCGAACTCGGCGTCATGCCGAATTCCACCAGGAACGCTTTCATCAATTGCATCGCTTTTTCACTGATCGTGACCGCCGGATTCTTTTTATAGCGAACGTACCTGGTGGCAATGCCGTGGACGAGAATCGGCTCGCGCACCACGATGCCGAGCAGCTTGATTTCGCGCTCCGCTTGGAACCAGCGCGCATATGCGTGGCAGTAGGCTCCGAGCGCCGCACGATCGACGGTGCTGAGTACGCGCATCTCGCGGAGCTCCGGAAGGATCCGCTTCCATTCCTGTTGCGCGGCCCTTGGAAGATCCTGCGGCATCACCGGATCGCCAGCCGGCGCGATTGGCTCTTTCTCGTTGAGCGGGCGTTTGCCGGGATTCCCTCGAACCTTCTTGACGGCCGTCGGCAACGGCCGGCGTCCCGATCCTCTAGGCACTGGCGGAAGGTCCCAATGCCGCGCAGAGGTCCGTCGCCGCGTCTTCGGCCCGCATGCGCTCCTCGGTTTTTCCTACCCAAACGAAATTGAAGCTCGCCTTGTCTGCCAGCTCGACCAGGCGGTATTCGTGGCCAGGCATGCGCTTTTCGATTTCTTCGGCCTTGGCTTCGAGGAGCTTCTGGATCCCCTCCTCCGTGAAAGTCCTGCCATTACCGGCGAGGATGATCTGTTTGTGAAAGCCGCGATTCTCGGGCGCGAATATTTTTATCGTCACCTGGCGAACCAGGCGCGGCTTGCCTCGGGAGTTACGCATCAGAAGGCTCCGGATCGACGTATTGAATGCGGCCCACCGGAACGATTTTGCTTAGCAGATCGTTGAACTCCGCATCGCTGTGTCCGACATAGTTCTCGGCCTCGGTGGATCCCACGATGCAACACCCATGAGTATCGGCGGGAAAATTTCCCGGGTGCACTTCGATGTTGTCGAATCCAGGAATGCCGGCGATGCGAATTACGTTACGGCCGAAATGCAGGCTCGGAGCCACCGTATAGGGATAAGTGCCGGCGGGAACGGCGTATGGCTTACCTTGCGATCGATCCATCCGCGGCTCGAGCGTGTAGCATTCGAATACGCCGTCGATGAGCATTTCGCCCCGAGTAGATTCCGGCGTCGCGTGGATCCGCTTCACGGTTAGCAGCACTTGTCAGAACCCACGGGAGCTCCGCGAATCGAGCTTCTTCACGATCGCGCGCATTATCTTGCCGGCGTAGCTCGGATTCGGCTTTGGAACGATCTTCTTAAATTTGTCGCAGCCGGCCAGGCGTTCCATCTCCGCCATCTTCACCGTCGCGAGCTGCTCGGCAACATCGCAGGGGCTGCCGCCAGATTCAAAATCCGCTTTCAGGCGGCAGAAGAATTCCTGTTTCCAGTCGATCTTCGACCGGCTGCCCGTCTCGAGTGATAGTAGGAACGGGCCGTCGGTGGGGCAAACGTAGCCTTCCGCGAATTGCTCCAGGAATTTATCGCGGCAGCCTTCCAGCCACTTCTCGATTTTCGATTTGAGCGCGCGGAATTCCGCGAATTCGGTGACGCGCTGCTGATCGAGAAGCTTTCGTCTCGTTCGGGCTGCGGTCGCCATTTTCGAAAGTCGAAAAATGATTAAAACGCGAAAATTTTATTTCGCGGGTGTGTGTTTGGGGCTGCTGCGCGGTCCGCAGCGGAGGGCCTCCAGAGATTCGACCCCCCTATCCCCCTGCCGCGACTCCATCGCACGCTTCCAGTTGTGGCACGGCTCGCACGCGCCCTGCCCGTTCTCCAGGCTCCAATCGCCGCCGGCGCGAAGTTGAATGATGTGATCGGCCACGGTAGAAGGAGACAAGCCGCCGCAAAAGTGAGCAATCTTGCACAACGGATCGCGATGCAGGATGAGCTTGCGCCAGGCCTCGTGCCGGCGGCCGTAGCCGCGGCTGGCTGCGGATCCGCGCCATCGATCGCGCTCGCGTTCCGGATCCTGGCTGGCATGCTTCTCGCAGACGCGGCCGCTGCACGCCGCCTTGCAGACGCAACAAACTCGCTGTGCGGACCGTGGCATTCTCGCTCCCACGCTCGGCTGTTACAGAATAACGTGCTCATAGATGCTTGCGGAGCGATGCTGCGAACGAGCTGACTTCCTCGCGAATCCGTTCCGCGTCTTCTTTCGCCAGGTTCTCGAGTCGCGCGATGATCGTCGAGAGCGACAGCTTCGAGACCTCGCTAGCAATCGCTGCGCGGAATAGAAAGCCGACCAGAATGCCGAGGGCGAAGATGAATAAGAACCAAAGCACCAGCGTCACAACATGCGGGAAGACCAGCAGCGCGATCAGCACCGCCAGAGGATGCAGCATAATCAGGGCAAAGATCGTTACGATGGCAAACATTCGAGTGCTCCTTCTTCGAGAATCGCGGATTCGCGTTGCGCCCGCGGCCGATTGATCTGCGAAAACATCACCACGGCCCAGGAATGGTTCTGGCGGACATGTTTGGCGAGGTATGGTCCCAGCCGAAACGAAAGCCCTTTGTTCATCGGTTCGCCAGGCATTGAGTAGGTGGATAACTGGCGCCCGGCCCAGGAATCGTCTCGCCGCTCGAGCAGATGAATTTGCACCACGCTTTTTTCCGCGCGGCTGGTGGCCCGGCGGAGCCAGCAAACGACGTCCGTTTTTTCGCGTTTATTTATTTCGGCAAACGAAAGGTGGGAATGGCTTCCATCGAAACAGGTGTGGCGCGCGTGATCGTCTAGCGTCCATCCTGGCGGGACGGAGCAAATCGTCTTGGAAGCCATTCAGTGGGGAAATTCTATCGTGAGGGCGCACCCGCGCGTCGAATTGAGCCTCCCAGAGATGGACCTGGAGGACGTCCTCGAGCGTGGGAGCTGTGCTCTGAGAATATGCGGGATTCCGCGTAAAACCGAGAGGAAAAGAAAAGTGGCGCGTTTCCAGCTAGTTACATCCTGGACGAAAGGACAGCACCTGTACTAACGGACAGGTTTTCGAAAGGCTCGATTCCAGCCGCCAGCAGCTCCAGCACTCATCGCAAATGAAGTGGCGCAGGAAAATCGCGCTGGGTTCGATCTCACGGAGCCAGCTATTGCAGCGTGGGCATTTCACTGAGCAGCTCCTCGAGCGGCTTCGCGGCGCAATTCGAACAGATTCCCACGCCAGTCTCGGGATCCGTCGCGGCCCATGAGCATCCGCCTTCGCAAGGCGCGTAATCGCTGCAGCCGCAGCCGATGCAGAATATCTCGCTGATCTGATCGAGGATTTGCCGCAGCTCCGGACGTCCGCTCATATGGTTTCGACGTGGCCTTTCTCGTTCAACTGCTTAGCGATGTCGGCGGCGAGCTCCGCGGTCGAGCAGCGGGCGCATATTTTCCCGTGCTTCTCGGTGTCGATCACTTTGAAGCGGTATGGCGACAGTCCGTCGATCGGCCAAACCTGATAGCGGTCGGGACTGAACGCATTCGCCATCATAGGAACGCTCGCATGCTGAAGGCCACGATCACGTCCTCAGCGCGAATCGGAAAGCCTTCGATCCTAATCGTCGCTTCTACCTGGTCCACCGGCGTACTGAATTTCTCGCTAACGAACGCTGCCAGCCTTCTGATCTGCGCGCTGCCCAGCTCCTGAAGGTCCAGCGCGTACACTTCAACGTTTTCTTCCATCACAGGCGTTCCCACGGCGCGCTCAGTCATCGGAACTCCGAGCGTGGCTTTCGCCGGCGCGTAATGCTTGATCGGAACTTCATCCTGGTCGAGAATCTCGCGCCAGATTCGATAGCGCGGCGATCCTGGATTCAGCGTGGCCCACCAAAGCCGGTTCATGATCGCCCGGCTTCGCGATTTAGTTGGTACAACTCGGCTTTCGCCGCACGATGAGCAGAACGGAAAATGCCGTGTATCTCAAGGTGGCACCGCAACGCTTCGGAAGCACCGCGCCATTTGGCCGTGTAGCCTTTCCTGATACGGAATCGTTTCCAAGCTCGCTGCGAATCCCAATCGCAATGTGGGCATTTTAGGATTTTCATCAGAGCTTCCTCATTTGCGTCTCGGGATCGGAGACGTAGCATTCCTCGCAGGTTCCGCTCTCTAGGCGCACCCAGGGGCGCTTGCCGCCAAACGGAAACGGCTTATCCCCGAGGTATATTGCTGTGTAGCCGGCGAACCGATGGCCGCCGGTGAGCTTCACGCGATCGCCGATCCGCGGCCTCGCATCGCGTTTTTCCGCGCCGATCACGGTTCGGAGCTCCGCACCGCAACCTCGAGCGAATCTCTCAAACGGTGAAGGCGTGAGAGTTCTCCGCTGATGGATATTTTCTGACGTTGATACTCTTCAAGGGCAGTCTCCATTCTCTTGATCGCTTCGAAAACAGCCGTTTCGCGAAGCTTAAGCATCTCCAGCTCGCCCTTGACCTGTTGGAGCGCGTTTTCGTAAGTGGCGCTCATTCGAGAAACAACCAATCCGCGGCTTTCACTTGCCCCGGCCCCGAATATTCGATCATGCCGGCCGATCGCAGAGCTCCGAGATTGTTGCCGTAAGAGCTCGATCCTGCGCTCACGCCCACGAGCTCGGCGAGCTCGTCCTTGGCCAGCGGAGTCGGGTATCGCTCGTAAGCCGTTTGCAGGATTTTTTGCTGCGGTGACGAGAGGAGATCGAGGCAGCTTTTCAGCATCTCCTCGGAACTGGAGGGCGGCTCGATTGCGCCCGCCGATTCCCGCCCTTTATCGGTGAGCGCAACCTGGTCCGGACCCGGATAGGCGATATATCCGGAACTTCGCAGAAATCCCAGGTTGTTTCCGTAGCTGCTGGATGTGTAGCTCGCGCCCGAGCGCGCTGCGATCCATGCTTTCGAGATCTGTGTCCGTCCGATGGCCTCGAATTCCGCTATGGCTTTCAAGATGCGGCGCTGCGGGCCGGTGAGCTCGCTATCGCCATTCGATTCCGCGTGAGAAACTTCCGGGCGAGGATGGCTGCTTTTCGCCTGCGTATCTTTACTTTCCAGAGCAGATCCTTTCCTGTGGATTTCCTCGCCCGAAACTTTTATCGGCTGCGCTCCGCTGATGGCGGCCGTCGCGTCAATGGAAATTCGGCTTTGCTTGCCAGAGATCTGCTCGATGCGCTTGATCAGGCGTCCGCATTCGACTCTCAGGTGATCAAGTTCCTTGGCTCGCGCATCTATTTTCCCCGCGGCCAGTCGCCGCACGTCGCGGACCGTCGCCTCGAGGGCCTTCCGAATTTCGTCATCGCTGATCTTCGAGCCCTTGGTATTCAGCACCTGAACTTTGACGAGTATCTTCATCGCAGCCTCCAGGGCCTCGCGCAGCGGGGCGATGGCTCGCTCGATCGCGCGCGGATCGGCCACGCGAATTTCCTGCTTCTGCGGCACCGGAGGCTTCGGCTGCTGGCGCAAGCTGGCCTTGAGCTCGCGGATCTCGCGGCGAAGCTCCGCCTCCGTCTTGGCTTTTTCCTCCGCGCTTTTGGGCAGATCGGCCAGCTTCGGCAGCATGGCCTTCACTTTTTCCGGCGCCGGCGGAGGCTCTGCAGCGTGCCTCGCGCTGCCCGCCTCGGGGTGCGTGGTTTCGACTGGCCCGACTTTCACTAGAATCCGCTCGTTCGAAATCGCCGGGCCGAGCGCGAAGAACGTGCCGCGCTCCATCACTTTGATCTCGTCGAAAAATTGATGCTGGTCCTTGCCGTAGACGCCGAGCGCATCGGCCGCGCGCTTGCGATCAATATCGATGAACGTGCCGCCGATCAGCACGTTCAGCAGCTCGGCCGCGAGATCTTTTCGTAATTTACCCAGTCTCTGAGTTGCGGCGATGAGCGCGAAACCACGTTTTCGGCCACGCGTGCCCAGCGCGATCATGGCTTCCGAAGCTGCGGATTCTCCAGATCCTTTCTCTGGAGCATAGCCGTGAGCCTCATCCACGATTACCACGCATGGATGCCAGAGATTTTTCGGCGCATCGATCAGCGCATCGCAGAATTTCTGCACCCATTCGTGGCGCGCGAAGGGCTTCATCTCATAGAGATCGCAGACGGCAGATGCGCGCAGCTCGAGGAGTTTGTGCGCTACGAGAGCAGCCGATCTTGGATCCGCCGGCGTCTCTCCGCCTTTGCCCACCAGCACGTAGCCGAATTTCTCGCGCAGCGTGGCGAATTCGCCCTCAGGATCGATGATGATCACCTGGATTTTCCCGAAGAGCTGCTCGGCGATTCGGCGCAATAGCCACGATTTTCCCTTACCGCTATTCGCCTGGACGAGCATGCGCGTCCGCAGCAGCGCATCGACGTCGAGCGCCACGTTGCGGCTGCCGGATTTTCCAATGACGATCTTGCTCATTTCAGGGCCAGCCAGCAGAGGTAGCTTATGATCAGGCCGCACCAGATCCACGCGGCGAAGGTCCTCGCCGTCCGCCAGCGTCGCCGCCGTTGCTCGCGTAGCTTTTCGGCGGCATGGAAACGATACAAAACGCTGTCAGGAGGATCGCCGCTGACGTCCCGATAGTCCCGGATATGCACTTTCACTTGAACCTCCATCTACTGCGGCGCGGCGATCTGCCGCTGTACCCACTTACGAACGCGCTGCCATCTCTGCTCGGGAGTCTCTTGCCACGCGCCTTCGTCGTTCTCGTACATGATTTCCTGTGCGAGCTTGGAGTTAATTCCGAACAAATCGGCAACAGAGTAATATTCTTTCGGGTCAACAGTTTTCATGTCGATTCCGCGAGCCTTGCCAACAGCACCGAGAGCGCAGACCTCCCCTCCGTGTTCCAATTCCTCGGCAATTAGGGACTTTTCAGACATTGCGTCAAGTGCGCCCGCCATCTCATGCAAAAAAGCCTGCCCGCGCTTTCCGCGGATCGCACTCGCAACGGCACCGCGCCAACGAATCAAAGCCCAGCCTTCGCAACTATCGCTGTAACCTGATCTGCCCATTCTCAATGCCTCCTAACCCGCCGCGATCGCGGCGAGCCGTTTGCGGTTGTCGACCATGAGCTGCGCAATTCCCATTACGATCTCGACCGCGGCCGGATCGGCGGCGCGAAGCAAATGCGCGCGGCCTAGGCGCAGGAAGCAGCCCGGGCAAATCAGCGTCCCGGCCGCGAGCAGCTCGCGGGAGATCACCGCGATTTCCTCCGGACAAGTCGAGCATCGCGCTCGCGTCGCTGGAAGAAACGGCGCGCGGCTGGCCCAGAATCCGCAAACGATCACGTCGCTCATGTTTTCCTCTCGAAGCCCATGGCAAGCTGGGCCGGCTTCTCGCCGCGCGCCCTCAGCTCGTGCTTTTTGTTGGCCGCGCGAAACTCTTTCACGAGCTCGCAGATCGCGTGATGCGGAATGAGCCGCGAATCCTTCATCGCCGATAACGGGATCCACTTCAACGCCGGAGTGATGAACCACAGGAACGTCCCGCCGCAGTGGCATTCTTTGAACGCGCCCGTATGGCGATAGCCGGCCGCCTCAACCTCACTGATCGTGGCCGGCCACTTCACGCCTTCGTGTTGCCAGCCTCCCGGTTTAGTCATGCCACTCCGTTTCGACGTTGTGGTCCGCGGCGAGTTGGTCAACGCGCTCCGCGAGTGATTTGGCCGCGGCGCGCGCTAGGATCCAGAGATCCATGATTTCGCGGCACGCGGGGCATCCGCCTTTAATGGCCGCTTCGCCGTGCATCGGATTGAAATTCGGATGCCTCCGGCACTTCGCGGTCGCGCGGATTGAGATTTTCAGCATCAGCCTGCCCTTTCCTCTTGCCAGCCCGTCATTCGGAGATCTGAATAGAGCAGCTCGAGCCTCTGATCGCGCCGCGCCAGCTCGGCGGGATCAAACGCGCCGGCATAGACTTCGCAAATCCGGTCAATTTCGCCCAGGATCCGCCGCGCAGCCATTTTCTGGCCGTGGGAGATCGCGCGCGGTTTGTGCGCGCGGGTGTTGCTTGTTTCTACGATGGGTTCTCTAACTTCTTTTGTCCGCCATTTGTGGCGGATCTGATCCGCCACTTTTGGCGACTCTCGATTCCGGTTATCCACAACTTTTTCCACAGGCCGCAGCGTCTCGCGGTCTCGATCGCGTACCGACGGAAACACACGCACCGCCGGCGGCGCGAATAGCGAAAGCTGCGTGGCCCATTTCCGCGAATTCACCAGCCGCAGCTTGAATCCCTCCCGCCGGCGCGAAGACGCGATCTCGCCGCGCTCGATCAAGGTGGCCATCCAGCGCTCTAACGTGCGCTTGGGTGGGGGATTCGGGATAAGCGACCGAATCCACCTGTAGGTTATCGTCCGGTGGTAATAGACCTTGCCGTCCGGGCTGGTCTGCTTCGCCTTCAGCACGTCCAGTAGGTGCTCGGACGGCCCCAGGCCCTTCGCGCGGCCACCCTTCCAGCGACGGCCGTCGAGCTCGTCGTGCGTCTTGCCGATAAACGGATGCGCTCGCCTCAA